GTGCAACTAACAATCCACCCGAATCAGAAAACAATGTTGAGGTTCCGCCAGATGCATACTTTGGTGATGGTGCAAGATCTGAATCATCTGAGTTTGGTAGGTCTAGATTTGGAAATCAAATGGCAGGAAAAGTTAATCAACTTGCACCAGAACTTAGAAGTAAATTTATTGCAGGCATTAATAAGTTCCTTGATGATAATCCAGATATGGATTGTAACATTGCTTTCTCATACAGAAGTAATGCAAAACAATTAGAACTATATCGTAAGTACCAAGCGGGTGGGCCTCTTGCTGCAAGGCCGGGCAACTCATGGCACAACTATGCGTGTGCTATTGACTTAACTATCTACACTGATGATGGACGCATATATGATGATGGTAGTAAAGGGGATTCCAACTATACCCAAGTTGCTAGATCAGCGTTTGCATCAGCAGGACTAAAGAATGATATCTCTGGTGACAGTGGACACTTCTATCCAGAACAATTTCCAAAGGGAGTTGATAGTAGACTCAAGAATGGTACTATCACACTAAAAGAATATCTTGCAGAGAAGGGGGTTTAAGAAATGTCATATAAGATTGAATCAGGTAAGATTACATTTGATGAACCGCCAAGAGAAGGTGCAGAGGTTGAAGTCATTGTATCTAAAAGAAATAATCTCAAAGGGTTTAGTGACCCTAATGGGTTCTATCCTCGTAGAGTAAACGAAGCGGACACCAATCGTCTTGCAGTAAATGATCAAAGAAACCAACACCCTGTTAATAAATTTAAATCAGATAATGTCGATGACTTAACTGGTGAACCTAAACCATCATACAATGCTCAGTATCCTTTCAACCATGTAAAGGAAACAGAGAGTGGACACATCCAAGAGTTTGATGACACGCCAGGGCATGAACGTATACACGAGTATCATCGTTCTGGAACTTTCTATGAAGTACATCCAGACGGTACTAAGGTAACTAAGATTGTCGGCAATGATTTTGAAATAGTTCATAATGACAAACAGGTTCGTGTTCGTGGTAACATGAAAGTATTCGTTGATGGTGATGCATCTCTGTATGTGCGTGGTAGTATGGATGCACAGGTTGATGAACACTTAAAGTTTAATGTAGGACAGAACATTGACTTCCATGCGGGCAAGAATATCCGCATGTTCGCAAACGAATCAATAGAGATGACTGCACAGACTACGATGACACAACAGTCTGTTGGAAAGTTCTTACAACAATCCCAAGGTGACATGCAAATCATTACCGCCGCAAACTTTACGAATGCAGTACTTGGTAATTATGATATGGTTATTGATGGGGATTCACTTACAGACATTAAAGGAAACCTTTCCACTAACATCACTGGTAACGTAGGTATGTTGGCAGAAGGAACCTTTGCGACAACTATTAAAGGTGCATCTTCTTTCCATACTGAAGCTACACTGGACATTGCGTCTACTGGGACAACGAATATAACATCAACTGGTGCAATGAGTATCGGTACTGATGCTGCACTAACTGTATATGGTGGCGGTGCAACTAAATTTGGTTCGGGTGCTGCAATCAATATTGATGGTGCAACTGTTGGATTGAATGACGGAAGTGCAACTGCTGTTACTGTATCAACTATTACTGCTGTTGTTCCTATCGTTCCTCGTGTTAAACCTTCACCACCAGCTGGAGATGGATACGCACCAGAAGTTACATTCATGGACACAGGAGATATTGCAACTGGTATTCTACCATTCAGTATTGATGATGAAGAGTATGACACAGATGGGTTTGCTGGTAAGATTGAGGCACCGAAAGAAGCAGAAGTATTAGAGGAAAAACCTTTTGTTCCTTTAAGTGAGTCTGATGAATTCTTTGCTGGTGATGATGAAGAAAAGAGTGATGCAGAAATTAAATCAGCAATCGAAGCTGGTGATATTATGCCAACCTCATTCTCAGACTATTCCTTTAATGCATTGACAGGTAAGATTAATACAAGTGGTGCGTCTAGAAAGGCAACATCTATTCCTCGCATTCCAGATGAAGGTGAAGAACATGGAGATGAAGGTTCAGCCTTTAGTGCAGAACCAGAAGCAGCGGCGGATACTGCTGCACTTGAATCTGCACAAGCAGACTTTAAGTATGATGGTGCTGGAGATGTTATTGGTGGGGTTAACTATTCACTTCCACTATCTACACACTTTACATTAGGACAACTATCTAAGAACTCTGTTGTTGCGAAAACAAAAATTAAAAAGGGTGGTAACAAAGGTTTCACTCAAAAAGAAATTATTGACAAACTTAAAACTCTTGCGATACACGTTCTTGATCCAATCAAAGATCAGTATCCAGATATGATTGTTACTAATGCGTTTAGAGGAAAGTCTACAGGTTCACAACACAATGTGGGTGAAGCAGCAGACATTCAATTCCCTGGCGTATCAAAATCAGAATACTACACAAGAGTTCAGTGGATTAGAGAAAATGTTCCGCACGATCAATTGATTCTAGAATATAAGAATACAGGCTCTGGACTTCCTTGGATTCATATCTCATGTAAAGATGCGGGCAATCGTGCAATGATATTTACTATGTACAATCATAAGAGATATAAGGACACTGGTAAATTCTACCAGTTAGCATAGGAAAAGATATATGCCAGCAGTATGTAGAGAAGGTGATGCATTGGATACAGGACACGGATGTACTGCATCTACAACTATTGATACTTCCAATACAGATGGAACTGTCACAGCTAACGGTATAAATATAATCGTAGTTGGCGCTCCTACAGTTGAACATACACACAGTCCACCAGCTTGTCCAAATCATGTTGAGACATTAAAGGCTGGTTCTGGTACGGTTACAGTTAATGGTAAACCTGTAGGAAGAGTTGGTGATGCAGCAGATGCTGGCGCTATGACAGCAGGCAGCGGAAATGTATCTGCTGGATAAGGAGAAATAAATGTACGAATATAAATGTAAAATAATTAAAGTGATTGATGGCGACACTACAGATGTTGATATTGATTTGGGATTTGGAGTTTGGTTAAAGAAACAAAGGATTCGCTTCTTTGGTATCGACACCCCTGAGTCTAGGACAAGAGACTTAGAAGAAAAGAAGTATGGACTTGCAGCTAAGAAGTATGTAACAGATCGTATGCCTGTTGGTTCAATTCAAACACTTGTCACTGTTAAAGATGGTAAAGGTAAGTATGGTAGAATACTTGGACAGTTCAGAATGGAAGATGGAAGTATTCTTAATGAGAATATGATTGCAGAACACCATGCAGTTGCATACCACGGACAATCTAAAGAAGATATTGAAGAGAATCATATTGCCAATAGAGAGTTCGTTAATCTCTAACTTTCGTTATAAATAGAAGTAAGGAGATTTAAATGGCACTTACCCCAAACTCATTTAGTGATGCGTCTGCGTCACCATCTAGGGCAACTAGAAAGTATAAGGATGTTAGTTTGTCTTTCACAAGACACCCTATCACTGGAGACATTGCTGGATTGACAGATGCTGATGCAGTAAAGAGAAGTGTGCGTAATCTCATTAACACAGATTTTTATGAACGTCCGTTTCACCCAGAGATTGGTTCTGATATTCGAAAGACATTATTCGAACCTGTAGATATAGCTACCGCTGAAACTTTATCAATATACATTGAAGAGTGTATCGTAAACTTTGAACCACGAGTTGAGTTGTCATCAGTAAGAGTTGATGCAAACATTGATAGAAATGGATATAATGTTATTATTGAATTTTATCTTATCAATTCTCCAGCTGGACTTATTGAGATGGAAGTTAATTTGGAAAGACTGAGATGATGTTAAAACAATTAGAGAAGAGCGCATAATATGGCAAAGAAATTACAAGTCACTGAATTAGACTTTGATTTAATCAAAGACAATCTAAAGACATACATGAAGAATCAGAATGAGTTTACGGACTATAACTTTGAAGGTTCTGGTTTATCTCAAATCATTGATCTACTTGCGTACAATACACATTACCTTGCAATGAATGCCAACTTTGCAATGAACGAATCTTTCTTAGATAGTGCAACTCTTCGCTCTTCAGTTGTATCTCATGCAAAGAAATTAGGATACACTCCTCGTTCATGTCGAGCTCCTGTCGCATACGTTGACGTAACATTAAACTCTTCATCAGCAATCAGTGCAACCCTTGCTAAAGGAACACGGTTTACAACTAAGGTGGATGGAAGTACATATGGATTTGTTACTAACGATGATGTATCTGTAACACCATCAAACGGTGTGATGAGATTTGCAAACATTCCAGTATACGAAGGAACTCTTATTACTTCTAGATACACTGTTGACTTAAATAATATTGAACAGAAGTTTTTAGTATCTGATGTTCGTGGAGATACTACAACTCTAAATGTATCCGTACAAAATTCAGCGAGTGATGTAACGACTACTGTATATACTCTCGCAACTGATATTACTCAAGTAACTTCTGGTGCTAACGTATACTTCCTTCAAGAAGGCAGTGACGGAAGGTTTGAAGTTTACTTTGGGGATGGTGTTGTTGGTAGTGCAATTTCAAATGGAAATATTATTCAACTGCAATATGTTGTAACAAACAAAACAAAAGCAAACGGTGCAAATACTTTCTCCACAACTTCTGTTGATGGTGAGACAGATGTAACTGTAGCTACTTTGATTGCAGCACGAGGTGGTGCTGAATCAGAAACTATTTCTTCTATTAAGTTTAATGCTCCTTTAGATTATTCATCTCAAGGTAGAGCAGTAACTACACAAGACTATAAAACAATTCTTCCTCAAGTATATGCTGGAACTAAATCGGTTCAAGTGTGGGGTGGTGAAGACAACGATCCACCAATTTATGGACAGGTGTTTCTATCTGTAAGAACTAAGTCTGGTGTTAACTTAACACAAGCTCAAAAGAATAGTATTGCAAATGATTTGAAAAAATATAATGTTGCATCTATACGTCCTACCTTTATTAATCCAGAAGTTACAAAGATTAAACTAAGAACAGATTTTAAGTTTGATAGTAAGACAACCACAAAGTCTGTCGGAGATATCGAATCTCTTGTTAGAAAAACAATAGACGATTATAATACAAGTGACTTGCAAAACTTTGATGTTGTGTTTAGACATTCAAAACTTTCTAGGTTGATTGATGCTTCTGATGGTTCCATACTATCTAACACAACAAGAATTACTCTTAATAAAATATTGACACCAGTATTAAATACTGTTACACAATACGTTATTGATTTTAACAATCCATTATATAATCCGCACACTGGACATAATAGTGCTATGGGTGGTATTACTTCATCCACAGGATTTACTATTTCTACAAACACAAACACATTATTTTTAGATGATGATGGTATTGGTAATATTAGAACTTACTATTTGGTTGGTGGTACTACTAGAAACTATGTTGACAGTACAGCGGGAACAATTGATTATGCAACAGGTAAGATTGTTCTTACTGACTTAACTATTACTTCAGTTGTAGGAAGTTCAATTTCAATTGACATACTTCCTGCTTCCAATGATATTGTATCTGTGAGAAATCAATTACTTGAAATTGATATGGGAAATACATCAGTTGATGGCACTGTTGATATTATTGTATCTGGCGGTTCTTCTGCTGGTACAGGATATACTACAACACAGAATACATACTAGCAAGGTTTTATAAATGACTAGTCCAACTTTAAAGAATAAAGTATCACCGCACATACAAGATCAACTGCCTGGATTTATCAAGGCAGACCATCCTGTATTTTCTTTATTCCTAAAATACTATTACGAGTTTTTAGAAGCTGGTGAACTGGTAGTATCTGGTTCTAATGATTATGTTGTAGAAGAGACAATATCTAAAAATTATATTCTGGATGAAACAGAATTAAAAGTTGTTTTAGAATCATCTGCTGGTAAGTTTGTTGCTGGCGAAACTATTATCGGTTCTAAATCTAAAGCGACTGCAAGAGTTCTTGTTGATGACTTTGATGCAAACAACAGACTATTCATTACATCCCAACAAAGATTTGAAACTGGAGAGACGGTAACAGGTTCTACTTCTGGTGCAACAACAACCGTAGTATCCTATCGTGCAAACCCTGTACAAAACATTCAACAGATGTTAGAATATGCAGATGTTGATAATACAGTTTATAGTTTTCTTGATAAGTTTAGAGACTCGCTTATGGAGTCTATTCCGAATACCTTAGCAGAAGGTACGGAGAAAAGAAAACTTATCAAGAGTATTAAAGACTTGTATGCAGCCAAAGGTACTGCTGACGCCCACAAGTTATTCTTTAGAATTCTTTTCAACGAAGAACCAGAGATACTTTATCCAAGAGATAATCTATTACGTTCATCTGATGGTGAGTGGTCTACTGACAAAGTTATTCGTGTAACGGAAACTGGCAACTCAGATTTTACAACTGCTATTGGTGAATTTATAACTGGTTCGACTTCTGGTGCGACTGCTATTCTTATAACTGTTATTAAGTTTAGAGAAGGCGCTACGGACATTGCTGAACTTAGTCTTGATGAAAACTCAATCGTTGGAACTTTTGTTGAAGGAGAAACAATAACTTCAATTGACACTGCAAGAGATTTAGAGATTGCTGGTGTAGTAAAGGGTATTGTTACAGGACAGAATATTACTAATAGAGGTTCTTATTATAGTATAGGTGATACTGTAACTATTGGTGCTGGTGGTAATAATGCTGCGACTGCAAGGATTGAATCTATATCGCCAGGTTCAGTAAATGAAATTTTAATTGAGGATGGTGGTACAGGATATACCGTAGGTGATAATCTTGCATTCAATCTAACTGGAACAGAAGGCGCAAGTCTTACTGCAAAGGTTGCTGTAGTTGGTGGTGGACTTAGTTTAGAACCAGACACATCTCCAGACTCAATTGTTACTGAAGACAATCATCATCTATTAACAATTCAAAATGATAATTTTGAAATGGAAGATAGTACATTAGGGAATTCCTATGTATTACTTGCAGACGGCGATAACATTGTATTAGAAGATAGTGGTTTACTATTAACTGAAAAGTCTGCATTAGAATATGCACTAGAAGAAGGTACTACACAAGACCTTACTGGTGATATTATTATGGAAGATGGTAAGCAACTTCTTAGAGAAGATGCAGATATTTTCTTTGCAACACTTGAACAAACTGTAGGTGAGTTAGACAACCTTGTACTAGAAGATGGTACTCAGATTATTCTGGAACCACAGACATTTGTAGACTTGGGAGTTTCAGCTGAACGTGGACAAATCACGAAGGTTGATATTTCTAATAGTGGTAATGGATTCTTAAAGACTCCTACTGTTACAGTCTCTTCTTCAACTGGTTCGGGTGCAGAACTTTATGCATGTTCTACCGTAGCGCCTAAGATTGGTGCAGTCGGTGATGTTTCCATAACAAACTTTGGTTTGAATTATACTACAGTTCCTACAGCTCAATTCAATAGAAACTT